TTTCCAGCACCGCCTTCTCCGCCAGCGCCTCCACCAGTTCCGCCACCGGGAGCGGGTGTTTGAGTCTTCAACTCATCGATAATCGACTGCCTCAGAGCGTCAATGTCAATGTTTTGCTGGGCAGGAATACTGCCTCTCAACTCCTCTATCTGAGCCTGAATAGGGTTAATTGCGCCAGTGATCGCTTCTTGGCGCTGTTGGGCAATTGGATTCATTGCTGCAGCAATAGCTTCTTGGCGTTGAGCCGCAATCGGGTCCATTGCAGCGGCAATAGCATCGGCACGTTGTTTAGCGATGTCATCAGGGTTCAGCATTTGCTTTTGAAGCTCTGAAAACCGCGTGTCGAAATCTCCTGTAGCGCCGGTCAAAGATGCTTGAAGTGCCGCAAGCTCATCCTTACTAGCTGTCGCGGCCAATGACTCTTGAAGGATTGCTAAATCTTCGTTTGTAGCTCTTCCTTCAAGCGCCTTTTGAAGAGCCTCTATACCAACGGCATTGCCTTGCAAAGACTCTTGAAGCTTGGCCAAGTCTTCGTTTGTAGCCCTTCCTTCAAGCGCCTTTTGGAGCGTATCGATACTAGCAACATTGCTGGTCAACGCTGTTTGAAGCGCAGCTAAATCTTCGTTTGTAGCTCTTCCTTCAAGCGCCTTTTGAAGAGCCTCGATACCGGCAGAGTTGCCTTGCAAAGACTCGCTCAACTTTGCGACATCTTCATTCGTTGCTCTGCCTTCTATAATTTTTTGTAAAGCGCCAAGATCTGACTGCTTAGCCATATCATCAATCGAGGTTTGAATGTTAGACCTCAAAGTCTCTAGGCTCTCTGTGGAAGCCATTCCGCCAATCTTACCTTCTACATCAGCCCTCAAAGAATCTATTGCAGAATTGATTTGGTCCGGGGTTAATGCCCCAGACTTCAAAGCCGCGTCAATTGAAGCGCCTACCTGATCATTTGTAAGCATTCCGTCTCGGAGCGCTTCCATTTGTGAAAATAAATCTTTGCGCTCCTCGCTGGCCGTCCCGCGCAAAGTATCTGATTCGGATCTGAGGGTGTCAATTTGCGATTGAAGCTCCCCAATTGGCAAGCCTTCAATGTTTTCCTTTAATCCGATTACATCCGATTCAATATTGCCTAGAAGCGTTTCTCTTTCGCCACGAAGAGCGTCGATTTGAGCTTTATTTTCGGTTTTTATCGTTGACTGAATGGTTTCTAAATCGTTTTTTACACCTTCAATTTCGCTTTGAACAGCCTCTGCTGCCGCTTTTTGATCTCCGCTCAAAGAGGCTTCTCTTGCGTCTAACTCTTTATTAATTTCTTCGCGGGTGCTGTTTAAAGTCGAGTTAAGGTCCGCGATCCTTGTGTCCAAATCGCCAATCAAAGTTCCTTGGCTTTCATTTTCCGTCTTTAAATCTGTTTGAATAGTGTCTAAATCACCTTTAACAGAACTAATTTCGGCCCTAATAGCGTCGGCGGCTTCCTTTTGAGCGCCGCTCAGAGAAGCTTCTCTTGCGTCTAGCTCTTTATTTATCTCTTCTTGCGCCTTCGTTAAGCTTGAACCAAGGTCGCCAATTCTCCCCTCAATATCTGTTATCGAAGATCCTTGGGCGTCGGTTTCAGTTTTAAAGTCGGACTGAACAGTTTCCAGATCAGCTTTAACCGAATCTATGGTGGCCTGCAAGGCGTCTGATGCTGCTTTCTGAGAACCTGTTAGGTTCTCGTCCCTAGAATCAAGGTCTGCATTTATTTTTTCTTGAGCCGTGTTTAAGGCAGAATTCAAGTCTGAAATTCTAGTGTTTATGTCTCCGACTAAAGAGCCTTGCTTGTCTTCCAAACTGCCAATGGCGGCTGCTTGCTCAGCCTTTACGCGCTCCTCTTGAGCCGCCAAGTCAGCAGCGGTCTGATCCATGTTTGCTTGAACCATATCAGAGATGCGCTGCTGCTCTGCTGAGATTGCAGATCTTTCGTCAAGACCCTGCTGGCGTAAAGCTGCGGTCTCAGTATCGACACCGGCTTGAAGTTCTTTGATACGGTTTTCAAGAGCGGTCGTCATATCTGATCGCTGAGATGATGCAGCGTCAGCAGAAGTTGATATTTCTTCTCTTAAAAGGGTTTGAAGGTTGTCGATTTCTGTTTGGCGAGCAGCGGAGGCAGCTTCGTCCGCAGCCTTTTGCTCCGCCATAATCTTGCTATATTGATCAGCAAGAAGCTCGTCTGTCGTAGGGCCTTCAAGCTGGCGCATTGTTGGAGTAGCAGGAGCCTCTCTCGGGCCACGGTCATAAACCGGTTGCTGCATCAAGTAATTACTCAGCGAGGCATAAGGGGAGGCCGAACTTCCGTATTCGTCTTGAGCGCGGCTTAAATCAGTTGGTTCTGCCATTTATATCACCATGCCTTGCAAGACCAGTATCGAGGCGTGAGTTTGTCCTTCGCCGTTGAGCACTTATGGCGAGCACGAAAACTGGCTCTTCGTTCTGGTATGTTTTTTTTGATTGTCATGTTTGGATCACCGAAACGAACCAGCTTAACTTGATCGCCTTGACGAGCAAGAACCGCGAACTTCTTATTGCCGCCAGAAGTCCTTTTAGGTTTATTAAAGCCGGAGAAAGACTCGCCGCGATATGATACGCGGCCAGACTCCGTTCTCTTAGTGTCCTTGGTCGTAGCCATACTAGGCGTACTCTTTTACAAGTTCCAAGATAACAGTATAAGTGTCGGTACTGCTTGCCCCGATAGTGGTAAACAAGATATCGCCCGTTACACCGGAACCAGCATTGTTTGGAATGCCGGTGAAATCAGAATAATCATGGAAACCATTGCTGTCGGGCGATAGGCCGATAATCAACGTGTTTGCGGTTGCATCACACAGCAGCTCAACCCCCATGCCAACGCACTGCCACCAGATTTTACTAACTGTGACTTTGGAGCAAGATTTACCGGCGCTATTTGCAGTCAGGGCAGATACATCCACCTTGACCACATTAGTCTCTCCGGTTCCGTCCGAAATATTTGTAAACTTTAGGACGGCTTTACGTTCGCCGTCCTGAATGGTTTGTGACGTGACTGCATCAGCCATTATTACTCTCCTGAGTTATAGCGATTAAGCGTCAGCGAAAGGCGTAACAATCGTTCCTGAACCTAGCAATAAAGAGTCATGAACCAAGTACGTTGCATCGTCAATAGCAGTAATCCTGATAACACTACCGACAATTCCGCCTTTAGTTGATCCATTTAAAGTGATGACATCGTTAGATGCTGCAGGAATAAACGCTTTTTTAGCGCCATCATCTACGGCAACCAACGCCGCGCCAACAAACTTGTCAGTGCCGTCAGTCAAGATATCAAGATCAGTCGCTGCGGTTTCTACATAAAAGAAAAACGAAGCGCCAGTGTTGTTGTCTTGGCTAGGGGCCGTTGGGTCAGTGGGGGTGTTCACGTTGATAGATGGCAAAGTAAACTTGCCGTCTGCATCGTTCAGCAAAATGATTTTGCCAGCATGAGCAGCTACGGTAAGCGTAGTGTCTGCCGTAAGGCTGATCGTGCTGTTCACGCCTGCAGTGATAAAACCAGCTAAAGATTTAACGGGACCAGAAAAAGTAGTTTGTGCCATGGTATTCACCTCTTACGAAAGGATTCGCCCTAATGTCTTCGTAACGTCCGCTGAGCCGGTCGTTAGGGCTGTTTTTCTCAGTTGACTAACATTCTAGGGCAATATCGAGACAAAAAAAAGGGGCTAAATAGCCCCTTTTCTCATCGTTTAAAATAAAACGATTGTCTAGGAATCTATGATTCCTGCAGAATGTTAGTGACCACTACGCCTAAGCGCCTTGTGAGCCGTAAATTCCACGCCAATCACTCCACCCAAAACTATATCGCTCTCTCGCTTTGTAGCGGATGTTTCCGGTTGAGAAGTCAGGTTCCATAGAAGTTTCCATCGCGGAGCGTTGGAACATCTTGAGACCTTCGCCTTGGTCTGTAACCGAAGTTAACAGGAAGAAGGCATCTGGGTCGTTCAGATAATGGTTAACAGTGTAACCACCGGGCAGAACGCCAGTGCTCTTGATCGCATTGAGATCGTTGTCAGCAGTACCAGATCGCTTGTCCGAATTCAAAATTCGGTCAGCAACGAACACCAACTGAGGAGGTACGACTAACTTAGTCGCCTGAACCGAAATGGTCAGTCCTCGGTCATCAGTGTAAGTGCTGATGTCGATCAAAGCATCTTCCAATGAAGTTTCATTTAAATCAGACATAGTAGCCGCTCGGTTAGCGGCAGTACCGCCACCAGACAACGGGTGAGCTGTGTTGATTAAAGAAACGCCATCGCCGCCAGTATAGGTGCCGCTGAACGCATTGTTCAGTATGTCAGCGCCTTTTACTTCTTTGGTGTTCGCCATAGAGCGAGCAAGTGCCTTAACATAACGCTTACCTAAACTGTCATAAAGATTATCTTCTACAGCTTCCTCGGTAAGGGCAAATGCCAAAGCAATTGTCATATGCGAATAGCGTGCCGAGTAAGACTCGCCAGCATTATCAAAGACAACACCTTGACCTTCAGTTTTTGTTGGTGCTGAACCAAAGCCGGTGATGAGAACTTCTTCCTCGAAGGCACGCTGAGAATCTTCAATTGCGAAGATCTCTTCGTACTCTCGATCGTAGCTGTCATAGCTCATACCGAACAACGAGTTCAAGCCGGGTTCTAGCTCTTTAGCTAGTTGTGCTCTTGAAATAGCCATTTGTTACTCTCCTTATGCTAATCCAGCGCCTTTAATGCCGAATACATGGTTTTCGATTACGACAAGCACATTAGTATGCGCTGACGCTACGTCTGAATTTGTAGGATCTTCAGAAATATCAATCGCTTTAACTGGAAGTGTCAAGGCAGTTCCGCCATCAGTCACTTTCAATTCAGCACCAGAAACACCAGACTTGGTAGATCCTGCTGTTGTGTAAACGATATCAAAGTTACCGAACAAATCAGCAATTGGGAAAGCAATATCTGCCTGAACCTCAAACACAACCATTGGATCATCAATCACAAAAGCAATAATGTCCGCAGCGTCAGTATCTGCTGGATAGTAGTTGCTATACACTTGCTCACCACTGGTGGGGTCTGTGTACTGACAACCGTTAAATACACCAACAATGGGCACTACGCCCCCGTCAGCATGAAGGGCAACGTGCCCACCGGTTACCTGAGTAACCATATCGCCCTGAAAAATGCTGGTGTCATAATCAGCAGCAATGCGGTAACGACTTTGACCACCCGAATAAGGTGCTCCGCCGATCATCCGAACGGGCTTTAAACCAAAAGCGGCATCTTTATTAGCCATTTTTATCTCCTTGAGACTTAGCGTCTACCAAATGTTACTTGGGAGTCTCGCTGAGGGTCATACTTAACGTAACGCTGATCGCCGCGAGTCTCATTGAACATTGTGTTATCCAATGCGTCAGTGGCCGCTTGATTTTTCGCATTATAATATGCGTTTCGCTCTTCAACCGTTTCGTTTGGTATTTTCGCCAGCAATAATCCTTCGTTGTATATGACTCCAGCGTGCTTCCCGGCATCCATCGTGGGAAGTTCCCACTCTGGAGGAAGGTCAGATGCTTTTA